GCTTCGGGCTTGGGAGAATTGTTTAGAAGTCCAACAGCGCAGTAAACGCTGGATAAGCTTTCCAAGCTGCTTGAGTGGCAGCAAGATTGATTGTTAGTCCAGGATTTATAGGTGCAAAGAGACGTCGGTTAGTCGTGGTGTAGTTAGCAACTCGACATTGTGAGAGAGGAACGCTTACTCTTAAAGTGGGGTTTGAATAAATCACATCAAGGGACGTACGAGACGCACTTGAAATGTGATATACCTTGGTAGCAGACACTGGAGGTGCTGTTGCCGATAACCCAACATTAAAGCAGCCAATATATCGTTCACCATCTATTGTTTGTACAGCAGAGCTAGTAATAGTTGTAGGAGTGATTGTTGTTGTTGTTCCAGTCGGGAACGAGGAGATTTTTACCACGTTCTTGATGTCCATCATAGGAGGAGGTCCGACCATAAAGAAGAAATTGAAATCGTCACCAGCAGCTTCATATAAATATGAAGGAGCAGTAAGGTCTCCAAATCCGCCTCTATTTCGAGACCGAATGCACGTTCGTACATCATTCAGGACAGGTGTTTGTGTTGATCCTACTACATCAGCGCGTACGCCTCTGTAATAAGGAGATCGAATTTCATAAGCGTTAGAAACAGCTTGCATTTGTTGAAAAACTGGTTGCCCAATAGCATCTTCACTCTTAAGGATAGTTATTGAAGTAGTGTCTTCATCGAAACGAAGATATCCTTCAGTAATCATCCCTTCTTGAGGAGGTAAGATCTTGAGCATGGAAGATCCATTATAGAATCTATACAGAAAGGAGGTCATATACCACGAAGTCGGTGCAACTTCGTCTGTGAAACTTGTTTGCGACATATTGCGCACACCACTGGTGGGGTTCTCAGTAAAGGAGCGAGTACGAATTCCAATGTAATCAGAAACTTGAGATAAAAATCCCAAGAGATTGAATCGTTTGGAAAGTGCTCGCAAGCTGAGAAAATATTCACCAGTAGTCTGCGCAGTGACGTCACAAGTAACGTGAGATGGAACCAATAAATTTTCATCCGCTGGCACTAAAACAGCACCAACGTCTGATTGAGCATAACGGCTTTGGAAGCCAGGAGCTAAATTTAGAGTTGGGCGAGATATCTGATAATCTTCTCCACCACTATGAGCGATGAAGAAAGTAACTTGAGGAGAAACAGTTGGAGGATTTGATAGATCGACTACAGAGTATATAGCCAAACATCCGGTTTTTGTATCTAAAGTAGTTGGATCAGGACCAGGATTTGAAGTGTTGTTAGTTCGTTTGTAGGTTTCGCGCCAATCTGTATTTGATATATAAGGAACAGAGACTCTAAAAGTAGTTCTTCCATTTTCGTCTTGTCTATCTTTCAAATTGCATATAACGTTGTAATTGGTATTTAACAAATCGCCTAGTTGATCAGGCGATGTTGAATCGATATCTGCTAAGTTAGTTTCCGGGAAGAAAACGACGGCAAATCTACCTTGATGATATGGGGTTTTCACTACCATAATATCATAGTTGATTGTACCACGCCATAATGTTCCCATCATACTAGCATAAGCAAAACTACCCATGTACATTGTTTGTGAGGTTTCAGTATTTTGAGATTGATAAATTGACAAAGGAGACACTTCCCAGCTTGTTATTAATTTGCGGGCAGAGAATCTAGTAGAATCAGCAGTTTGGACATGGAAGAAATTTGGTCTTCCAAAGATATAAGATAGAGACATTTCATCCTTATTTTCAGGAATGAAGGATGACCCATCAATTCCATTATCCTGTAACAGGGCTAATGTAGTTGAATCGTCATTACCTTCAGAATGAATGATAGTAGAATTTGGTTTGATGACTCTAATTTGTTGAGGGTTGATTGTAATTGGTTTAGAAAGGCCAAAAGTTGCAGCAGTCTTTCCTATAGCACGAGAAACCCATGCTACAGTAGAAGCCACTTTTCCTATCACGGGAACGCCTGAAAGAACATCAGCAACCGTGGAAACGCCAGAAGCCAGTTTTGACACTGGTCCGCGTGCTTCCACTTCGCCGGTATCTTTACTAGCGGTAGGTGAAATATCGGATTGTGCAACTCTGTAACCTTTTCCAGTCAGTCTTTTAATATCGTGTTCATCTCTAAAAGTAGATAAGACATCATTACTAGTAGGCACGAAGAATTGAGGATTGACAAATCGAGCAAAAACAGTGTATTTCGCTGTTTCACTTCCTGTTGGACCCAACAAAGAAGAGAATACATAGAGGAAAACGGTCCCAAACTGGTTCGAAGAATTACCAAGATCAAAAAGATCATAGATATTTGCATACGGACAAGTTATTTTAAGACTATTTCCCTCCTCAATGGACACTATCTTATACGGACAAGAGGTTTGAGAGGCGAGGAAACGCGTACCTTTGCGCCGGAAATCACCAGTTTCGTTATAATAGGGATTATAAACTAACATGAGTGCTCCTTGCAAAAAGGGTTGCGCATTGATTTTAACTTCAATTTCAATATCAGCTTTTAAATATTGATAATTTTTAAGCTTATCTACCACAATAGGCGAATTGGTAAATATGTCTTGAGGAAAATTGAATTGTCGAAGATAATTTTTGGTATCAGCATCATAGGCAGTTGGGGTCAGTTGAACAGGGATTGCAGCATCAGCAGCTTTCCATTCAAAAGTTCCCAAATTCACAGGTCGTTCCAGTATGCTCATGATATCATGTTTAGTGGTATCATTGAGCGCCATTTGCGTAGCGGTAGAAGTCATGGGAACTGACTCAGCGGACATTTGCACGTCGGTGAGTAAATTACCACGAGTTGAATCGACTACAGTGTTTTGTTCTTGATCATAAGATTCAGTATTAGAAGTCATGTTGTAAGACAAGGGTAGATGACTATTTACCTTGAATTCGGAAGCTGTATCACCAGAGCACAGCAACACTCTATAAGAGAAAGGATAGCAGTAAGCGAGGAAGTATTCCGTTTAAATTCCAAGCCTAAGATCACATCCTTAATTGGGGTTTACCAGAGAGGTACATATTCGGTTCGAGCATAAGCATCGCGATTGAAGCGGTATTCTTCCATCTGTTCGAACCATGTTGGAGTCGAAAAATTAATTCCGACTAATGCACATTCTTCTCTTATACGACTACTCCAATGGTCGTAAACTTTCTGCGGATGGAGGGCAAGTTCCATTAGTGTTGAACCGCAATTTTCGATTGTTGAGGCACGTTTGGCCTTTCCGCGAATCCAGTTTGTCATTTCCAATATATTAGGAATATCCATGGGAGCCATATAGGTTCCGTCATTTTGAATAACAAACTTTCTTTTAAGAAAGGATGTATCGTCGAGTCGTTTCCACGGTTCTATACTACCTGATTTCGTTTCATCAGTGTATGTTAGTCCAAATGAAGCAAGAGCTTCTGTGATGGTCAATTGATTGAACCAAGGCAATATTTCCATGTGTACGGACTTGATGTCGTCATCACCATAGATAATGTCGTTCACAAATTTTCGGTAATCGCAAATAAGTGGTAAATTTTCCTTCTCTTTGAGAATTAAATAAGCCACACGCATTGCAATACCATTGAAAATTGAATTGATTATCACGGTAAGTGGATTTCCAGAGGGTTGAGAGTGAGTCTGTCGAATCACATCTCCTCTCACGAGAACATCAGCATTGCAGATATGTTCCCAGAGAGCAGATCTTATCATCTGGGAGTCTTCATCGTCACCATACCATTCATTGATCTTTTCACAAATTTTAACCAAAACTTGCATAGAAAGGGAACCGTCAAAGTTAGAGAAATCTCCGGCTATCATATGATCACCCTTTTCCAACAAGCGATGAGCTAATTTCGTCCATTCGAGCGAGTAGGGGTTAATTCCTACTGCGATACCATTGTCAATTCGGTTGCGCATGACATGCGCAGCAAAATCGAGAAAGTATCGCCTGATGGCAATTACTAAGTGTTGAGGACAAGCCTCAAACACACGAGTTTTACCAGCATCCACTTTCAAAATCGGTCGTTTTTCGTCTTTGAGAGTTGCTAAAGAAATAGCACTCCCACGAATTCCTTTTCGAGAATCTTCTATTAGAATTTCGACGTCTCGTTTGAGTTCAGGATTGTCTACTATGTAGTCTTCTCCGTCACCCAACCAAGCTGTCTTACCTTTCATAGTGTTTTTCAGATTGTAAGGATATCCAGGTGAGGTTGTTCGGTTGATAGGGCGTTTGTAAGCGTCGCCATCAACTCCTCGAATTGCTTCTTCATAGGTATGAACGATGCCTTTTCCAGTAGTCGGTAAACCGAGACTTTGGAAGACATCATTGGCGGCAGCTTCGAGAAATTGAGGGTTAATCCAATGTTGTTGGCCCATGATTTTCTTGATTCCTTTTTCCATGGGATCTATCAGTTCTTCATCCACCATTACTGGTTTCAGATAGGCAGGTTTCGTCGTGTGTTCTTGCACTTTATCAAAGAGTAAAGACTGCGAGTTGAGTTTGTGATGGAACAGGAGGAGCTTTAGCGGCACCAATGGAAATACAGTCGCCAGAATGTATCAATTTAGCAGCTACAGAGGAGTCAACCCATGATTGAGAATAGGGCAAACGTCCATCAATGAGATATGAGGCAGGTATGTTGAATTGAGTGATATGTTTTTCCAATGAGGATTCCAATAGTTGTCTAGTAGTGAGGGCACCAAGCGCAAGAACGCCAGCACCGCCAGCTACATGAAAACCAATCAGTTTGGTATGAATCAATTTGTTGGAGATGGATAATAAAGCACCACACATCCCACTATGAGTTTCCAGATCGTAATCAATGTGATTTCCAATTTTAATTGGACATCGGCAATCATTTAGATTCTTGGGGCAAGTTCCAGGTTTATGAAGATAATATTCAGTATTTTTGGTTGAAACAGAAAATGAATTTGGGTACATTTCCTGTACAATAGTTTTTCCATTTATTTCATAAAAGCCAGAAAAGGTCAATTCTCCTTCTTTAAGAAGGTCAAGAGATTTTGCATCCAAAAATTTGGAAAGAATTTTGGGTCGATTTGGAACTACAGGAGGAAAGCTAATTAAAGCCAAATCCATTGCAGTCCCGTCCAGTTGTCTGATTTGAGAAATTTTGCATTCATTATACGGAATTTCAATAGCAGGCACAGTTGAATAAGGATTTCGAATTACAATTTTGATAATAGGATCCAACTGTGGAGGATTTAAAACAGTATGAGCAGTAGTAATCATGGTGCGTCCAATTAAGAAAACACCGTTACTCCTACATGCTAAACCATTTTTATCCACGGCTTGAATCCATACAGAGTTGTTCAGAAGTGTTTGAGTTGTCTGTTCAATTTGTACACGATCACGTTGAGCATATTTTCGAGCGCCAATGTGCATTTCAGTCTTACAGTCGACATATCCTTGAGCAAATCGATTTTGCTTGGCAGGTGTTGGTTGATTGTTGTAAATTCGTTGAGCAAAAGCAGTCTGTTTTGCAGGAACAACTTGATTGTTATATGTGCGTTGAGCATAGGCACCACGGAAATTTTGAAGAATCTCATTCGCGCAGCGTATACAATCTTTATTGTCCAACGGGTCATAAGTCAAATTTTTGGTTCGATCGCAAAGCGAGCAATTAAACCAGCAGAAGTTTCCAATTACTTGAAAGGCGTCTTCGTAAGAAGTCGCAACAAAGCCCGAATTGGCAAGCTGCAAAATTTCACATTGGCTAAATAACGCTTGAGCTGTTGGTCTTTCTTTGAGGAGATCTTGTCTAATTTCTTCGCGGTCATCTTCGAGTTTTTCTTGTTCAAATCCAATAAGATAAAGCGCCTTACGCACAGTCTTGATACCAGTTCGCTCAAGGAAATGAGTGAGCATGCATCCAGTTTTAGGGAATTGAAGTATTTCACAAGCAGGACATTTAGAGCAGGGAGTAGTAGCATTAGAAGGCGAGCGAATAAACTGGCACAAAGAGTTACAGTTGTCAGAGGCGTTACTACGAAACATTCCAGTGTACCACACGCCAGCTACGGCTACAAGAGTAGCACAGATTGAAGTCACAATAGCGGCGGTAGGTACACTTGGTAAATATTCATAAGTTTTGTTGGCAATAGTTTTGAGAACAGATAAAATGAATTTAGCAACAGAGAGCAATTTGTTAGCAGCAACAGAAGCCAAAGAGGAAAGTTTGGAAAAGAAATTTTTCATCTGGGATCTACATTCACTTTTATATTTCTTGAAAGTTGCTTGAAGAGCATGAAGTTTATTTTTCTTATATACAAAGGAGGAAAGACTTCCAAAAAGTTCGTCTTCAACAGCTTCTTCACATTCTTCGAACATGTCACCGAAAAGGGTGGCATCTTCGCAGGCTGATTCAGAAACCGCTTCGATAAATTTATCAGGGGAGAAAATTTTGTCAAATTGGTCCATAATCACAGCTTCAGTAGTTGGGGCGGCTGGTGCTTCGATACCAGCTTCTTTTCTGATGGCGTTAGCGAGTCTAGTACCACTTTGTTTCTTTTTATCATTTCGTTTTACAATATAGTTCCAATATTCGTCAAAAGTTATACCTTGTTGTCCGGTCAATCTAGTAACTTCACCGTTTCCAGTTTGTTTGTTATGTTGTACTTTATACAAATTAATTCTATAATGTTCAGTCATCAAGGGATCGAGTTCATCTATAGGAACTCCTTTCAATTTAGCAACAGTTTCTACATCAAAGGAATAATAGGGAATACCTTGTGCATCTTTACCAATAGCAATACCATATTTGGGATCAATCGTAATTTCAGCCCAAACGTGGAAGCGGCGATAAACAGCACCGGGGTCAGTCAAATGTTTAATGTCAGGATAGAGTTGATTGGAGGAGGCAATAATGAATTCGGAGGTGAAGTTTGAAACACCTTTGCTTTTAAGTTCGGCCATTTTTAAGGGAAATTGAGCAGTATTAACCATATATTCTAATTCTTCATATTCTTCTACAGGTTTAATTTGAGAATCTTTGACATTCCCAAAATCATCTAGGATAACAATAGGTTGATTAGTATAACCTTCCCAATATTCATTCTTTGCGCGGCGAGGGAAGGAGCAGGATTCGAATTTAGTTCCTTTGTCTTTTAAATAATGTTTGAAAATTCTAGCTTTAAGTACATCGGTCATAACAGTCTTACCGACTCCAGGGTGTCCATAACAATATAAGGCGATTGGTTCTACACGAATAGTATGACAACGAGAAGGACTATGAGTAGCCCATTCAATTTGCTCTTTCATACGTTTTTGGAGAGTTAGAACTAAGGATTGATTGGAACGAGAATTCATTTTGAGAGCTTGATAAGAATATTCGTTAAGTTGATGATTAATAGATAAAATTTGGTTGGCAATTTGAGCAGAGGCATCAACAATAGTTTTGTCTAATTTTTCAATAATTTTTGAGGCAGCATAAATGTTTTCTAGTTGAGGGAAATTTTGCATGAATTGGAATTCTTCTTTGGTGAGGCCATAGACAGCTGAATAGTAAATTTCAGCAATATAATCAGAAATCCAGGAAAATAAGTCTCGAATAGCTTTAAAGCCGTGAGCGGCACGACCAACACTTGTAAAATGTTTGGCCATATCACTAGGGGTAGGGAAAATACCAGAACAAAGGAAACTGAATATTCCACAAAGGAATGTGAGAAATCCAGCGAAAGGAATGAGTTGAGTATTAGTAGAGGCAGCTTTAAGCATGTCAGTAACAAGAGATTGACTAACACGTACAGGTTCGGGAATATCATCATCTACAGTCTCAGCACGAAAATAGAGACCTTCGGTTACTTCTTCAGCAATAAATACTTCTTCTTGAGGAATGAGAGTCATGAGTTTGGGCAATGAAATACCTAAATGGCGAGCAAGTTGTACAGCATGTAGTGAAAGAGAAAAGATTTGTTTATTCATAATAGATTGTCCAATTGAAAATAGAGAAATGAGAATACCAATAATATCAAAGTCTTCGGGAACTTTGAAAGTAGATTTAATAGAATCACCAGCGTCAATGAGAGTTTGAAGAGCTTTTTGAGCCATTTCCATTGTGGGGCCAACTCCGTGGGCAACAACTTCAGCAGCAGTGCCAGCATTGTTGGCAAATGAGAGTAATCCTTGAGCATGTCGTTTTTCGGTTCCATTTTGTTTACGGTTACGTTTTCGGTCGCGTTTTTCTAATTCAATTTGACGTTGTACAAAATTATTTTGTCTCATCTGAGCTTTACGCATTTTTGCAATTTCTTTTTCCAAATTTCTAATTTTAACATGTTGTTTTTGTTCTTTATTCATAGGTTTAGAATGAATAGGTCCAGGGTTAGATTCAATGTCACCAGAAAGCAACAATTTTAAAGCTTGGTAAGTCGTATTAATAGAATAAGACGAGCCAGAGATGGGATCAGGAGAAGATAAATCTTCACAAACAGTACGGGTTATAATAAAGTCTTTGAAGAAAACATTAATTTCATAGATGTCAGTAAATTCAGATTCATCGTCTTCAACTAGTTTATAAGGCAAACCATCACAAGAAATAAGTCTAAGAAAGCATTTGATTTGATCGAGTTCATAACATACAGTCATATTTGAATATGGAGGAGAGGTGAGAAAAGAACGAATAGCAAATAAATCAGAGTACTTATTAAGAGGAGAAGCCTTGAAATAAGCTTGAAGAGTTTGAATTTGAAGAGTAGAAGGAGAAACATATTCGATAAAATCAAGAATGCATTGTTTAGCAGCGATGGTCGAGAGAGTTTTCATGTTGTACATATCGTAATCTATTAAGA